GATAATGCAGTAGATGAGTCTTATAGAGTAACAAAAATAGATGATGATAATTTTACAATAGATATTGAAACCACAGTAAGTGGTACCTGTGATTGGGTATCTACTGGAACTAATATAATAATTGAAACAGAATCATTTGATGATAGTCGTGCAGTATCTCTACAGACCTTAAATCTTGGATTTTCATACACAGCAATTACTCCAAACAACAACGATCCTGGGAATTCTCCTACTATTTATACTGACGTTGTTGGTAGAACTGGACTTAGAGTTAATGTTAGTCGTAATGTTATAACTGTTGATCATGTAGCTGACGCTACAGCGGCGGCAATACTTGAACAAGATACTGCTGCAGACTTTGAAGTTGATTTATCTGGAAGTGTTGTTACTTTAACTACTACAAATAACGGAAATACTACAGACGCAGAAGATGCTGCTGTAGGGAGTGCTGTTGGTGAGACTGTTACTCTAGGTAATCCCACCTCTATTAATAGCACTACGCATGGGTTAAAAGATGGGGATTTAGTTGTTATTTCAAATAGTACCACTACTCCAAATATTGACGGAAGTTATAATATTACAGTAACTGATGCTAATAATTTTACAATACCAATAACCACTACTATTGGTGGAATTGCCGACTGGGACGCAACAAGTGGTATTGGGAATGATTTTGTTATTACAGTAACTCAACAAGGCTTAGGCGAAGACGCTGGAGCTAATAAAGTATTACTTTCTGCAGCAGCAAGCCCATCACAACAAATTGACGAGACTGCCAGATCTCTAGTAAATGTTATAAATAAAAATGATGATGAAACTGTTTATGCTTTTTACTTATCAGGAGTTAATGATTTACCTGGCCTTATTTTATTTGAAAGTAGAGATATAGGAATTAATCAATTCTCAATTATTACAGATAGTTCCCCTACTGGAGAATCATTTAATCCGTCATTACCTCCAGCAGTCGGAGCACAGCCTTTTGTTGGAGAAACTGAAGATAAACCTAATAGAGTTTATTTCGCTAAATTACAACAACCGGAAGCAGTTCCTTTGTTAAACTTTATAGATGTTGGTCCTGAAGATAAAGAAATACACAGAATACTATCTTTAAGAGAGAGTTTATTCTTACTAAAAGAAGATGGTGTTTATAGATTAACTGGATCTAATGGAGCATACGCTGTAGATTTATTTGATGAGTCTACTAAAATCATAGCCCCAGATAGTGCTGTAGTTTTAAATAACCAAATATATTGCCTAACAAATCAAGGTATAGCAGTTATATCTGATACTGGAGTATCAATTATATCTAAAGATATTGATAATATAGTTCAGCTTATATCCAGCTCTAATTATGATTTTAAATTTACATCATTTGGCGTATCTTATGAAACTGACAGAAGTTATCTTTTATGGATACCCAGTACTACTATAGATACTGTTGCTACTCAAGCATTGAGATATAACACAACAACTCAAACGTTTACTATATTTCCTATAGCTAAAACTTGTGGACTTGTGAATTCAAGTAATGATAAATTGTATCTTGGAACAGATGATATTAATTTTATAGAACAAGAACGTAAGTCTTTTGATAGAACTGATTACGCAGATAGACAATACGACTTAAGTATTCCTACGGATTCAATAGACGATGATGTTATTAAATTATCGTCTGCTCAACAAGTTGATATTGGTGATGCGTTAACTCAAGAGCAATATTTAACAATACAACAATTCAATCAGTTATTAGCTAAGTTAGATTTAGATCCCGGAACTGGTGCCCCCGAAGAGACTCGAATAGATTTTACTTCATACACCGGAACTATTCCTGGAGATCTTCATGGTAAGTATTTTATTATATTCTCTGCAGGAGATAATAATAAGTATGCTGTATTTTACGATGCTCAGGGTGATTTAGCCGAATTAGATCCTTTTGTGTTTAGTGATATTAATGATGCAATTCAAATTCGAGTAGATATCACTGGAGCTTCGACTACTGAGGACTTAGCTCTTTTAACTAAAAGTGCCCTTAGTACTGGTACTTTAGAGTTTGTTGCTACTCATACTTCAGGTAATGCTTTCTTAGATACAGTAACAACTCGTAACGGAATAACTACTGATGCATTAGATGGTGTCGTAAATGGCATAAGTAATGGATTTGCTATACCAGTAACAAGTCAAGGTATAGGTAATTTCCTAGGTTCAACTCAGGCATTTCCTGGAGACAGTTTAACTCAAAAAGTAAACTTGTTAGCTGTAGAATTAGATAATGATCCTGGGGCAATTCAGCTTGATTTCTTAGATTCGATAACTCCTAGAAATGGAGTTGGTTCAACTATAACTTTAGGAAGTCCTACAGTAATAACTTCAATAAACCATCAATTACAAGATGGTAGATTTGTAACAATTAGTAATAGTACTATAAATATAGATGGAAGTTTTATAATAACTAGAATAGATGATGATAACTTTTCTATTGATATAGTAACAATAAGTAACGGTACTTGTGACTGGCTTGCTAATGTTTCAACTTTTGAAGAAACTCAAGCAGCATACAATACTCTAGTAAATAAAATAAATATAGATACTGGAATATTCTATGCTAATTATAAATTATCTGAAGGTACAAAAGAATTTGAAGTATTGGTCATTGATAAAAGTAACAATACTACAGATATTATAGTTCAATATGAAACTCAATTTATAGAAGGCCCAGTTATATTATATAAGGGAATTAATGCTGACATCGTTTACGCCTCCGATCCTTTTGGAGATACTTCTGTATTAAAACAAGTTAGAGAGGGTACTTTTATATTTGAAGACAATAACTTCTCTAGAGCCACGGTTGGGTACTCAAGCGACTTAAGTCCTGGATTTAATACTATTGAATTTGAACGAGCTGGTAAGGGTGACTGGAGTTTATTTACTTGGAGTCAACAAAACTGGGGCGGAGGATTCTCTGGTATTCCATTGAGAACTTATATCCCAAGACAAAAGCAAAGATGTAGATATATGAAAGCTAAGTTTTTACATAATAGCGCAAGAGAAAAGTTTGCACTATATGGTATATCTTATACTTTAAGAATGATTTCAGAGAGGGCTTATAGATCGTAATGGATAAATTGGAACTCTTAAAAAACTTTATTAAAGAACAAACTGGACAAAATGTTCCCAAGTTGAACCAAACACAGGAGGCTGGTTTATCTCAGATTCCTCGATTAGCTATGCCAGCCTTACTTAGGGCTGCTATGGAAGATGGTGTTTTAAATATTCAAAAATTAGTAAAGAATTTAGAGTTAAAACCTGGATTAAAAAACTTTAATGAAAATAGTAGAAGAACTATGGACGCATTAGGTCATTCTGTTTTAGAAAAAACAGGTAAGGCTGAAAAAGATTATTTAGCTGCAGTTAATGAATTATACCCACAGTTTAATGTAGATAATATGATAGGTAGCGTTACTAATCCTCAAATGGATAAACTTGCCGGACCTGGAGTTCAAGCATACCACACTAGTCCTGGATTTAAAAAGGGGAAAGAGGCATTCTCAGATCCATCGAATCCTCTTATTAAGTATAGAGATACTTTAGAACAAAATCCAGATACATTAACTGGAATTTTATCTCACGAAACCGGACATGCTCTTGATGATTCTATGAGTTTAAAAGGAAAATCAAAACCTTATAACTTTAAAACTGCAGACAGTAAACCTATAGTAGCTCCGTCAGATATAATGACAAATGTAACTAAGGGTCATCACATTCTTAATCCAAAGAATTATGAATTAGAGAAGATTAAAGAACTCGCGGATCTTGGAATAGTAAAACCCACAGCAGGAGATATTGCTAAAATAAAAGAAGTATCTGGATTAAAATCAGAAAAATTAATTAAAGAAGTTGAATCGGCATTGTCATCTGGCGCATTAAATCAAGATCAATTACAAAAAAGATTTAACTTATCTCCAGAAAGATATCAAGAATTAAAAGCTCTTTATATTGACAATGATATTAAAAAAGCGGCTGGCGGTGCTCCTTTGATGTTAAATGGTGAATTTAGTGAGAATGAAAATGGTAGTGATATTGAAAGTAAAGATGTTGCTAGTCGTGGCCTTCGAGGTAGAGAATTACCCAAAAGTGCAGAAGAATCTCAAGCTGCTAGTAGAAAAAAGGCAGTTGAAATTGCAATGTCAGGAGTAGAGCATTTATCTAGACCAGGAGCTGCGGTTAGAGGTGGGACTCGCGCAGCACAAACTGGAGATTCAATTGTTGAAGGAATTAAGTCTGGGTTTAGTGACCCAGCTAACGCCCCTACAGGATATGATATAGTCGAAGGTATGGGATTACCAGATGATCAAGTTGCATTAAAAACCGCAATATCCACCGCTGTAGAATTTGCAGACCCATTGGATTGGGCTGGAATAGGTGGTTTAGGTAAGCTTTCTAAATTGAAAAAGTTGAGAGGAAGGTAATGGCAAAAGTTCCTGATCTTAAAAGAGTAACTATAGAAGATTTCAGTAGTGAAGATAGAAATCTTGTAGAAAAGCTCGCATTTATAATAAACTCGTTTCACGAGCAAGTTAGGAGTGCATTAAGTAAGAATATTGATTTTGAGAACTTAGCTCAAGAAACTAGAGTTTTATCATTCTCAACTGGAATTGTGGGACAACCTCTAAATACTGTGAGTTTCAAGTCGGGATTGGTGAATAAGATTCAGGGGATAACTATAGTGAGAACCGTTATTACATCAGATAATACATCATTTCCTACAGAATTACCTATTATTTCTTGGAGTCAAAATGCAAGTTTGGTAACTATTACAAATATCGGGGGTTTACAGCCCGAAACACAGTATGAATTGACTATATTAGCGATTTAATTAACAAATATTAAATGAAGGTACACCCTAAAAAAGGCATATAATGAGTAAAGTAGAAGACACGAGAAGAATTATGGGCGACAGGTCCGGTATAGGAGCACCACAGCCTCTTAATACTATAGGAACTCAGTCTCCTTCTCCAACAGGTCAATCCCCTCAAGCCAAGCCTCAAGGCTCTGGTAGGTTCACTAATCTACAAAAATATATACAAGCTAATCAGGGTGCCGGAGAGCAAATTGCTGGTTCAATCGGTAAAGGTGTTCGAGAAGAAATAGGTAAAGAAGAAAGAGAAGCTGGGGAATATTATAAGAATTTAGGTAGTGCCATTTCTGGTGCTAATAAAGTAGCTAAAGAAGGCCATAAATACCAACAAACTCTCAAGGAAATCGGAGAAAATGTAGCTGCTGGTGGACATAAAGAAGGTGGAGGAACTGTCGCTAAACAACGTGAGGGCCAAAATTTCGGACTTCAAGATTTCGCTACAGATACTGGATTTAAACAATTTCAAAATATTCAAGCTGGTCGAGGAATCGATGAGGATTTATTAAAGTTAAGACAACAACAAGCGGCTCGTGAATCTGGACAATACTTAGATACAGCCCAGCAAGCTCAAGAATCTCTAGGCTCTCAAGGTGGACGTTTTAATTTATTAAGACAGACATTTGGCGGAGCTGCTAGACCTGGGTATACAACAGGACAGCAGAGGTTAGATCAGGCTTTGTTATCTAAAAGCGGTTTGGGTGATTTACGAGGACAAGTTGCTGGTGATGTTAGATCTGCAACTGAAGCAAACAGACAAGCAATGCAAGGTGCTGGAGAAGTTGGTCGTTTAGAAAATCTTGAACAAGGTCTTGTTAGTAGAATTGCTAAACAAAATACAGATAATGAACTGGCTTATAAGCAAATGCTTGAGAGTTATATTGACCCAACTAATGTTGAAAGACAAGCAGATTGGGATTCTTTACAAAATTCAATGAAAGCATATGATACTAGTTGGAAAGGTAAAATACCATTGAGTCGTGGGTTAAATCAGGGACAATTAAGAAGACTTGGTATAGAAGGTCAAAGAGCGTCATATAATGTTATGGATGATCTTACTGCTGATAAAATTGCAGAGAAAGGACTGATGGCCGCAAGAGCTGAAGATCAAGGTTATAAGGATGTAGCCAACGTAGATGATGTTACTAGATATGCAGCTTTGGCTAAGATAATGGGAAGATCTGATGCGCAAAGAGATGATTATCTAGGAGAAGCCAATACATTAGGCGATGCTTGGACTGCTGGAACTGGTGATAGAAGTTTATCTGATATGTTAGATACCGCACAAACTACTTGGGATAAAAATTTAAATGAAACTACTATAGATGGTTCGGGAGCTAGACATGGTGGTAGGAATTTATTTGGAGCAAGGGCACTAGCTCACGCAACTGCTACAGGAACTGCTAAAGATTTACTAGCAAGAGGTGAATCCGGATTAACTACTTCGGCTACTGGCTCAGTTAGTGGAGGAAAGGGTGTCGCAGCAACTGCTGATGCCAAAAAACAAGCTATGCAAAGATTCCAACAATGGCTAAATGAACAGGGATATGGAAATACTATAGGGCAAGCACCTTCAACTGGAGCTAAAGATCAGTATGTAACTCCAGACCCTACAACTGGCTATATGTTTAAGAAGTAATATGAAAATAGTTAAATTTGACATTGAAAAAGATTATGATGAAATTTCCTCTTGGTGGAAAAAACAAGATTGGCCATCTATACCTAAAGAATATTTGAGCGAACATGCTTTTATGGCTCAAGATAATGGTATAAATATAGCTATTACTTTTGTGTTTACAACTAACTGTCCCATGAATATAATGGAGTGGACAGTAGGTAATCCTGAAGTAAGCTGGGAATTAAGAAATAAAGGTATTGAATTGATAATTGATGAAGCCTGTAAATGGTCTAAAGAAAACGGAGCAAAACAAGTTTTAACAATGACAGGACATAAAAGGTTTATAAATAAATTAGAACAGTCAGGATTTAATAAGACTGATGAAAACGTAACACATTTAATGAGAGGTGTTTAATGATAGGAACTGGCGCAGCTTTGGTGAGTTTAGGTGCTACAATTATTGGAGGAGCAATTTCGTCTAATACTGCAGCTAAGGGTCGTAACGCAGCTAATAATTTAGCTGAACGTGGAGCCGCTGCTTTTGATTCAGCAAAAGTTCCTGGGTTAGAAGAACAAAAAGCTTTATTAGAAGAATTTAAAGTAACTGGTCAGTATACTCCAGAGATGGTTGAAACTTTCGGACAAGATCCTTCAGCAATGGAACAAGTCGTAGCAGATAAAGAAGTTGTACAACAACAACAAGACGCTTTAGCTCAAATGGCTAAGAAATCTGAAGGTGGTTATTCTGAAGGCGACAAAGCCGGAATGCGTGAGATTAAAAATGAAATTA